GCTCAAGGGTAGCAACAACGGAACTCGCATATTCTGTGGGAACGATAATATCGTCACCATAGATGCGCACCTTGCCAAAGAAGGATCTAATATCCTTCTTTGACAACTGGCGATTGAGCGCTCGCTCAATCCCAAGAAAAACGACCGTCGTGAAGACGATCGCTTCGAAGGGAAAGCAAAGCGCTGAACCCATAGACGCGAACTTGGCCAGGCGAATAACGCCATGGCCAGGAACACGAGCCTTTCGTGACCTGCAAGCATCAACTCCCCACGCAAAATGGGGGAATCGGGCAAGCAGGCTACGTACATGCTCGTACGAAACTCGGTCAGAAGCCTCTGAGAGATCAAGAGTCGCAAGACTTTGATCTCTAGATCCAACTTCAGCAAGGTGCTGATTAGGAGTTTGGTCTTCAAAACCTATGAGATTTCGAGCCGTGTCATTGGTTCGAATATTCTCAACAAGAAGTCGCAAAATCCCCTGCTGCACATATTGCATGGCAGTAGGTTCAACAGCGATAATTCTAGGAGATTTCGGTGTCTTAGGGACTGTGATTACCTTAACGGGAATCTCAGCCTCAGGTTCGAGGATATCAACGGAATGCTCATTGTCGAAAAACAATGACCATGATGAGAAGAGGAATTCCCCGGAGGGGAAGATCTCCTCAAGTCGGCGGGGCCATTCTGTCTGATCGTACTTTCGGTTTCCCTTAAGTCGATCGGCAGTGGCACCGGGTCCGTGCTTTGGAATAACATTACCTTCAAAGATCTCACGATCGATGTTGGAGAACATGTCACTCCATAACAAAGAACCAAGACGTTCAAAAGAGTGGCGCATAGCGTCATCATCTTTGAATATAACGTCATGGTCTTTGACATCCTGCTCACACTTGATATAACCATCAATCGCGGCTTTGACGCGCTCATCTGAGCACTCCGCAGCCACCTTTGAGAACATCAGACAAATCTGACGTACGCATCGGATTGCATCGATAGATGGTGAATCAAGCAAAACGCCAGTATCACGATCGAAGATAAGATCGAGAAAACCTCCGAGAAATCGGGGGAGCTCTCCTTTTCTACTGAAACCAGTGAAAAGATGGCGATCTACCCTCCCTTGGTCAAGACCTTTTTCGAGGTCCTTTGCAAAGGCGGGCAAGGTTATCGTTATAAACGAATAACCCTCATCTTCAATACGGGCAGAGATCGTTTTTAGATCTCTGTCGGTGCTAACGTGACACCAGGTACTAGATTCATCTAGTACCTCTTTGAGAAGATAACTTAGGCTTTTCAACTACTGCTCCTAATAGAGTTAGTGGTTCCTTAGCCAAGTATCTAATGTTCCCTAACAGACCTAAGCACTAATGCTTAGAACGGTTGAAATTGACAGACCTGAAAGGTCCGGCAACCAGAAAACAAATGACAACAAACCCCAGAAGGACAAAGTCCACTGGAATCTGTGTCATCAGTTTTCACCACCAAGAAGCTTGGTGGTGTTGGCGTTCGAAGAAGCCGACAGCCAAGTCGTGATTGACTTGACGATGTCGGTGAGCTCTGCAACGGTAAAACCGGTGACGGGCTGGTCAACAACCAGGTAAACACTCGAAGAATATCGAATGTTCTGGCTGGAAATCAGCGGGTCAGGAGCAATCTTCGAAACGTTCACGCGAGCAGTTCGTCGCGTCCTCTTCCCGTAGGTCGAGGAAACGATGATCTCGGACGTTCCGTCATTCGACGTGAACGTACCAGAACCAACGCCACTGCCAGTTCGCGGAAGCGAAACAGCAGAGCCGTTGAGCGTGAGGGACTGAGG